AAAAATTCGTTTAAAACGAGTTTTTAAATTTCACCAAATTTATCCAAGTAATAAAAATTTCCAAGTTATAGATATTTTTGAAATATTAATTAAATTTTAAGTATTATATTGATATAATAGTATAAGAAGGAGAATTTAAAATGGGTCAAATAATATCGTTTATTTTCAAAACGTATTTTATAACGTTTTTAATCGGAGTTTCAATCGGAGTTGGATGTATTTTTTGGTATATTTCGCAATGCAATTTATATAATAATGGTCAAGTTTTAATTTCAAAGAAAATTGATAAAAATTTAATAAAATTTGAAAACGATAAAATAATAATTACTATTAAACATTAATTTAATTTAAAATCTCGTTAAAAACGAATTTTTAAAAATTTCACCAAATTTATCCAAGTAATGAATAAACTCGTTATAACGAGATTTTAAATTTATCCAAGTTATCATTTTAAAATTTTTAAAAATTTATAAAACTTTAAATAAATTTTTGATATAATAAAGAAAAAAAAAAGGAATTTAAAATGGGTGATGCTTTTAACGAGATTTTTAAAGCATATTTTTATACGTTTTTAATTGTATTATTTTTAGGAATTGGAGGAATTATTTGGTATGCTTCTCAATGGGAAACTTATAATAATTCTCATGTTTTAATTTCTAAAAGAATGGATAAAAGTTTAATAAAATTTGAAAATGATAAAATTATTATAACTATTCCAAAAAATTGAAAAATTCAAAAATCTTGAATGTTTCAAGATTTTGAATTTAAATCAAGATATTTCAGTTTTATTAAATCGACTTACTTTTGTATAAGTTATAAAATATCTATTAAACAATAATTTATCTATATAACCTAAACAAATATATTCACCTGAATTTTTTTCATCTCCAAGTTCTCTCAATTCTTTAAAACTAGCGTTTCCGGCTAATTGAATATTTAATAATTTAAACTTAGAAATATCTGTTAAATTTCCTGGTATAACTAAATCCATTAAGTTTGTTTTAACAAAAGATTGGTATGTTTCGTTATATAAATTATTATCATTTAAATATTCTTGAGCATTATATTGAATTCCAATAGTTTTTTGTGGATTATCTTTAGACTTTTTAAGACCTGAGTCATCAAGATTTTGACCATAAACTTTCATTGTTTTATTAGATGGATCATAAGCAATTGTTTGAGTTTTTGCTCTTTGAGTATCGTTTGAAACATCTCTAACGTTATATTGATAAATTTGATAATGATAATATCTACCACCATGACCAACTTTATCTCTAAAAATATTTTCAATTTTTTCTGGTTTAATTTCTTTAACGTTTTTAAGTTTTATTGTTCCACGATCTTGAAATAAGATAAAACCTTGACGTTTTAATTCTTTTCTTATAAACTGTAAAAATGAAATATTTGGTGTAACCACAAATCTTTCAAAATCTAAAGTTTCATCAAACTCAAGTTTTGGTTTAGCTCTATTTTCTTTAAATTTTCCAAAAATTTCATCAGATTCAATAGTATCTTTTATTATTTTAGATAATTTAATTTTGTCATAAGATTTTGTAATAAAACGTCTATCAAGATAATATGAGATTAAATCTCTAAAATATAATGTTATTATATTATTATTATTTTCTCTAGTTCGTTTAAAATTTGTTACAACAAATTCTTTAAAAAATTCTGTTTTAAAAGGATCCTTTTGATAAACAATAACGTGAATATCATTAGAAACGTTTAAATATTTTTCAAAACCAAAATCTGTAAATTTAGCTACACCAAAAACATTAAAATCATCAAGATATGAAATTTCAAGGTCACCAAGATTTGTACCAGCTAAAAATATATGTTCTCCAGAAGTTACGTCTTGGATTTTAATAAAATTTCCATGACAATGAACATTAGCGTCAAATAAACTAAAAATTTCAGCCATTATAATTTTAACCTTAATTTCTTAATTTCATTTGGTTTTAATATTTTAACTTTAGAATTTTTGAAATTTAAATCAACTAATTTATTAATTAAATTTTCTTTATATGCTTCAATAAATTCTTGGTTTAAATTTCCTTGATATTCTCTAAAATAATTTTCAGAAATTTCATCAACTAAATCTTTTATTATATCAAAAGAATATACAGAATCAAATAAACCATCTCTATCATTTGTTAATAAAATTAAATCCCAATAATCTGCATTTTTATATTCTTTAAATGAAATTCCTTCAGTAAATGAATTTTCAAGAGTATCAATAACTTTAAATTTTGATAAATCTATATTTCTATATTCATCAAAACTTTTTGATTTATAATCTTGAACTATATAATCATCTATATCATCGAAATAATCAAAATTTACTGTAGAATTTTTTAATAAACTACTCATTAGATGTTCCCCAATCTTCACGTGTTACAGTTCTAGTTTCAGCAAAACTTAAAGATAAAGTTATAGATTTTGGCATTCCATCTAAAGTTGTACTAACATATGTTCCATCGTCATAAGTACTAGAAATTGAAACTAAAACACATGCTTGTGGATTTATTAATTTTTGTAAAACTGGATTTCCAAATTCTAAAACGAAAAAATTTCCTTGTGTCATTAATAAATCCTCAGCTCCAAGACTTGGACTTGCGAATTTTTTTAAATTATAAACTATTTTAGCTCCATTTATTGCTTCTTCAAGTGAAGATGGTATAATTTTAAATGTAAAATCAAATCGTCTTGGTTCGCTTCCTTGATAATCTTGAAATTTATCTGGATTTACCATTAATTTTTGTTTACCTTGTAAATGTGCTAATTGTGATCCTTTTTTCTGAATATTTTCAGCTCCAGGTAAACCATTTATCATTTCAGCTAATAAACCATCAGAAACAGCATAGTTATGAGATAAAACTTCTGTTAAATTATTTGGAAGCGGTAAAACATAACATCCTTTAGATTCTGAAATTGGATAATCTCGTTTAGCTTTTATTAATGATGATGGTTCTTTTATAGCACCTCTAGCAGATTCTCCAATAGCAGCTGCTGATGAATTTAATGTACCAAAAGGATCCTTTTTAAGTTGATCTACAAAACCACGAAAATCCTCAAGATATGAATTATCCTCACAAACAAAAATAGTTAATTTTCTAAACTGAAATTCTGGTGAATTTAATTCAGAAGGAAAAACAGTTAAGTTTTTAGGTATATTTTTAGATTCATTAGGACTCATTAAATTATTAGCAAAATTTTGGTCAAAATTATTTGGGTTTTCAGAACTTTTAACTTGTCGACCTTGAATTTCTTGAGACCTATACATTGGATTATATTTATTTTCACTCATTTATTTTTTCACACTTTTAAAAATTTAATGTTTAAACATTATATAAAGAAAATAATGATCTTAAATCATCATTTGACTCAGGTTTTTCAGAATTTTGAACACTTACACCTGAATTTTGATTATTTATAATAATTTTTTGCTCTGTACTTGGTAATTGTGAAACTTTTGGTAAAGAATTCTTAGTTATTTCAGAATTTTCTACTTTAACAGTTGGTGTTTCTAAATCTTTTTGTTCTGATGATTTTTTATTTTCTCCAAAATATGAATATCCACCACCTTTTGAAATTTTAGCAGTTCCAGTTATTCCTTTTGGACCACCTACACTAGCGTGTAACCATCTTCCATATTCATTTAAACCATAAACATTTTTATTTAGTCCAGGAACTTCACCTTTTTTAATAGCATCTTGAACTTCTTCAACTGTATGTTTACTAAATGTTATATCAACTGCTTGACCTGTTTTATGTCTAGAATTCGATTTACCACCAACTTTTGAATTTAATTCTGAACCTCTAAATCCTGAGCTAAATTTAGCGTCTGGAAATTTCTCTTTAATTGGTTTAAAAATTGTTTTATATGTTTCTAATATATTATTATAAATCGTTTTATCTGATTTTGCTTCAGCTATATTATCTTTATTAAGATAACTATATGAACTTGATTTTGAAAACATTTCTACAATATCATCATCTGATTTATTTGTACTTACAGAACTTGATATGTTTAAATTAGTCGAACCATCAGTTACTGAATTATTTGATGTACTTGAAGTGCTTGAAGTACTTGGAACACTTGAAGTGCTTGAATTTTTAGTAGAATATTCTGAAATTTTATTTTCGTTTAAAATTGAAGTACTTGAAGTGCTTGAATTATTTAAATTATCTAAAACTACTGGAGCACTTGAATTATTTGAAACGTTTGGAGTTTCATAATCTTTTTTAATTTCGATTTCTTTAAAATTCTGAAAATCAAAAATTAATGAATTATATTGATGTTTCCAAATTTCAAGAATTTCTTTAATTTTTTTCTCTACTATTTCATCAAAGTTATCATTTGACCTATAAATAAAGAAATTTTTAAACTTAAAATCAGCAAACATTTCAAGATTTACTACATCTAAAGATTCAAGTTGTTCAATTGTTAAAATTTCTTGAATTTCTGAACAGTTCATAACTAATATAGTTCTGTGTCGTTTAGCATAAGTTTGATATTTAGAAATATTACTAAGTAATGATCCTTCATAAGTTGAAATTTGTTTTTTATCATCTAAATTTCTATTTTTTAAAACAATACTTAAAAATTCTTTAAGATATTGATCATCAGTAATTTGAATTTTTGGAGCACCTGTAGTTTGACTCCTTAAATCAATCATTTCTTTTCTTACTTTTAAGAAACTTCTAAATTGGTCAAGTTCATCTATTGTAACATTATATGTATTAATTACATTTAACATTGATTTATTTAAATCATTTGTTTTAAATTTATCAAAATTATTTAATAATAATTTAGAATTTAAATCAATCATTTGTTCATTTCTAAATCTATTAATATAATTCATATAATTTTCAATAGTTTTTAAATTTTTATCAAATTTTCTTTTATTTTGTCTTTCTTCCTTATCGCCATAAATCATATTTGAAAAGTTATCTGATAATTTTTCAAAAAATGTATCGTCATCTGGTCCAAGTTTATCATTATAAGATTTTAAACCGTGTTTAAAAGTATCGCTAGCAAATTTTGTTTCTAAAAATTGATTCTTTTTTTCTGTCCAATTTATTTCATTTCCAGAAATTAAATCTGTTCCAATAGAACCTAAAGTAGCAATACCGCCAATAGCCATATCACCAAAACTTAAAATTCCATCTACTACACCAGCTGCTGCGCCAGCAGTTCTTGTTTCTAAACCATAATCCTCTGGGAAAATAGCTCCAATTACACCATCTATAGCTAAAGAAATAGGAACAAGAATTCCTGAAACTTTACAAACTTTTGAAAATTTTGAAACTAAACTTGCTGTAATTTTTGCGTTCATTTGTTTTATAGCATTAACTAATGGACTTAAAACTTGAATTAAACTTTCGATAGATTTTCCTAAAGTTGTTCCAGCAGTTCTTATAATATTAATTGCATTTTCAAAAATTGGAATTAATCGTCCCATTAAATTCCAATTTTTCATTGCTTCTATACATTCAATTAATAATTTAACTACTTTAGAATCTGTTACAGAAGTTTTAAGAGTTTGTAAAGTATTTTTAGCTGAACTTATAAATTTTGAATTTTTAATAACATCAAGGTTTTTAATTGCTTCAAAACCTTTTGAAATTTCAATTCCTTTAACAAATTCAGTTATTCCACGAATAGATTTTCCAACTAATTCTATTGCTCCCTTAACGGTTGTTTTAATAAATTCATAAATTTTTGGGATATTTGAAATAATTGATTTAATAGTTTTTGATAGTCCAGCAAAAGTTGCTCCTAAAGCTGCTAATAAAAATTTAGCAGTATTACCTATTAATCCTTTAATAATTTTTCCAAACATTCCATTTAGTAAAAATCCAAGACCAAGTCCTTTTAATAAGTCTAAAAGACCTGATTTTTTATCAGATTCTGAATTATTAGAATTTTCAGAAACATAAGTTATATTTGAAGTTTTATTATTACTTGTATGCTTTATTGATGTATCTTGATTATCAAATCTTTTTTTAACATATTCTTTAATAGAACTAGAAATTGAAACTAAAGCATTAGAAATTATAGGATTTTTATTGTCATCTGGTTTTAGATTTTTAGCAATCGTTTCGATAGAACTTGCAATTCCTAAAAAATTATCTGGTTTTTCTGAATTTGAAGTTTTAGGTTCTGAAGTTTTTGAATTTTCAGAACTTGGATTTTTAACTTTAAAAACATTAGAAACTTTATTAACAACTGGTTTAGAATTATTAAATAATAAAGCTGCACCAAGAGTTCCAGCTAAAATTTTATCACCAAGATTTGAAACTTCTGACTTTTCAGGTGTTTCAGATTCTGGAATTTTAAGTTCTGGAATTTCTGGAGTTTCAGGAAATTCAAAATTTAAATTTTCATCATTCATTAAATAATCTTTGTTTTAACTTATTTATTTGATTATTTAATAAATTTCAAAATTTGAAATTTTTAATTTAATTTAATTTAACTTCTAAAATATTTAAAGATTTTAATAATGATAATTCTTTTAAAAAACTTTTTTTATTCGCACTAGAATTATTATAATTTCCTCCAACATAATGTTCATCTTTTAATGGATTTAAATAATTTTTTATTAAATTTTCGTTATTATTTGTATTATTTTCAAAAAGGTTTTTAATATCATATAATGAAAAAATATTTACAAATTTATCAAATTCAGATGAATTTAAATAAGAACTTTTATAAAGATAACCACCAAGATTTCCTAAATATAAACTTATAATTTTTTCATAAACATCGACTAAATTTGATCCTTCACCAAAAATAAGTTTTTCAAATTTTAAAGTTTTAATATTAGGACTTGCTGAATATGGAATTTCTTTATTACTATAAAAATAAGTATGTAAATGTGAATAAGATAATGACCAAAATGTTTCAATATTATAATAAACAACCCAAATTGAATTTGATTTAACAGTCGTTTCAAACATATCTTTTATTGAAATATTATCAGAAATTTCTAATTTTTTAACTTTCATATTTTTCCTTTACTTTTAAGAATTTGGAACTTCAATCCAAGTTATATTAGCATCAAATTTTGGTTTATAAGAATCTAAAACATTTTGTGGAACATCATAATTTACAAATTGTTTAATTTGAGTTACTATTTCATCATTTATTGGTTCATAAAATTTTTTCATTAGAACACAAACTTCTAAATCTTCAGTAACTTTAACTTTATCAATTTCTATTTCTTTTAATCGTTTTGAAATATGTTTTAAAGCATTATCAGAATGCCAAACTGTTTGATTTAAAGTATTATTAAAATATGGTTGATAAAGAACACCAAATGAATTTATATTAATTTTTGACGATGGATTTTTTCGTTCAACTTTATTTTCAAAATACATTTGACCATTAAAAAGAATTTTAATAACTTTTTTAGAAACTTTTTCACGAAGTACAATTTTTGTATAATTTAAATCTGGATTTATAGTTCCAAAATTTGTTTTATAATTTAAAGCATTAGTATTATAAGCTGATGGTGGTGTTTGATCATTGTTTTCATTTCTTTCATAATAATTATTTGAATTTTTTGAAGAATTTTCAAATTGAAAACCATTAATTGGTGAAACACTATAATCAAAAGCATAACTTTTATAATGATCATAATTATAAGTATGATTTTGAATAGCATCTTTATAATTTTCTTTTGGTTTAAATGTTTTTAACTCTTTAAAATTTAAACTCATATAACCACGTTCAGAATTAACAGGATTAAAAAAATCAAGCATTTCAATTTCTGTTAAAATACAAGTTTTTCCTTGAACACCAATTAAAATAGGTAAATAATATTCTTTGTCTTCAAGTGTTCCAATATGTTTAACTCGTTTTATTTTCATATTTTACTCATTTAAATTTACTTGAATTATTGATAATACTGAAACATAACCTGTTAAATTATGAATTCTATTAAAAAAGTGATTTGATTTGGAAACATCAAAATCTGATAATTTTGTTCCAGGTCCAAAAATTATTTTTGTTATAGTATTAGTATTTGATGGATAATTTCCAGCAAGTTGAAATGTAAAATAAACTACAAAAATACTTCCATCTGGACAAATTGTTTGTGGTCTTGTTACTGTCATTTGTTTTCATCCATATCTATATAAAAAATTTCTACTAAAAATTTAACATTATTTGTGTCATTGTGTCTAGTTTTAAATGTTAAATTTAAACTTTCATTTTTTTGTAAAACAATTAAAGAATCTTTTACAGAATTTCCAGAATTTTTAACTGGATTACTATTTTCATCAAAATTTGTTTTTAAAATACTTTCATCTCCAAAATTAGTAACAGTTCTATAAAGATTAAAATTCAAAATTTCAATATAATTTATTTTTATTTTAGTTATTAATAAATTTGAATTAGTTAAATTTTTAAAAATTTCAAATGATAAACTATTAGCATTTGTATAACTTTGAGTATGAACAAATCTATGATATTTCATATTTTTCCTTAATTTTAATTATTTGAAAATATTAAATATTTTACAAAGTCTTCAGAACTTTGAAAACTAAAAATTTCATCATCAAAGAATTCTGAATTTCCATATAGATATTTATATACATCATCATTTAAAAAATCATTTAAATCTGGAAATTTAAATTGATCTTTATAAATTCCATTATCAAAAATCTTAGATTTTCGAGTACTAATTAAAAATTGATAAACCATATCTAAAATATCCTTAACATTTATTAAATAAAATTTCAGTACCACTAAAAACAAAATAAGCAAAATATTCTATATTTTCAAAATCAAATTCACCTTTATATTTAATATTTGGATTAATATACGTTATTTTTTCAGCATTTATAATTTTAATAACACCGGATTGTCCAATTTTTCCATTTGTCATATTAAATGCATTATTTGTAGGATCAAAAGTTAAAATATGATTATCTGCTTGAGCTAAATTTACTGTTGTACCAAATGAACTTGAAATTTTAGTGAAATTTGCACCATTATTAATCATTCTATTAACTAATTTAGTATTAACATTATTATCAGTTATAGCTATTGTTTTAAGGTCATTAAAATCAGTAGCATTAGTTTTAGCTGTTAATAAATTATTAACTTCTGTTTTATTAAATGTATTTGTTTTTAGTTCATTAAAATCTGAAATATTTGCTTTTGAAGTTAATAAATCATTAGTTTCTGTTTTATTATACGTTTCTGAACGTTTAGCAAAATCTGTAGAGTTTAAACCATCTAATGTATCTGCATCAAGACCAGATGATTGACCATCAACTGTTTTAATTTTCTTTAATAAATCATTTGGAGTTAAACTTGATTTAGATTTTAAAATTTTACAATATGTAAATTCAGTAAAAAACTCTTTAGTATTATTTAAATATTTTTTAAGTATTTCAGTAAAATTATTTGAATATTTTTTTGTTAAGAATTTATCTTGATAGAATTCGTTATTAAAATAATAATAGATTTTTATATTATCTGTTTCAATTTTTGAATGAACTAAATCATTATTTGTTAAAAACTGATCTTTATCATCTATTGAAATTATATAAATACTTTTCATTTTTCCTACTTTTTTAGTATTTATATAATTTCAAAAGTTTGAGATAAATTCAAAAGTTTGAAAAATTTCAATTAATTGAATTATTCAAACTTTTTGAAATTTACCAACCACAATTATCTGTAGTTAGTTCGACTTTTTCAGATTTTTGATGAGCTAATTTTTGAAATTCAATAATAGAATTTCTTAATTTATAATGATTTAAATAAAACTCTAATTTATTAAGATCAAATTTAGTTGATGAATTATTAAATTGATTTATAATATCAACTTCAATTTTAACTGGAATTTCTGAGTCAAGAACAAGTTTTTTATTTCTTTCGTATTGATATCTATAAATTTCATTAGAATCTAAAAAATTATCTAGTGTACCAAATTCTTTAATTTTCTTTTGTAATGTACTTGGTCCAAATCTTGGATTATCATAAACTTTTAAATTTGGATATTTTTCATTAAACTTAGTTTCAAAAGAAAATCTATCACTAAATGGAATTTTTAAATATTCAAATTCATTTAATATTTTATTAAAATTTGTTAAACAAAAGTTTTTAAACATTTCAGAATTTTTAAATTCGTCTGAAAATTTAGAATTATCTGTTATTTTACAAATTCCATCACAAGCATCACCTAAAACTATATGTTCTATTTTCCAAAGTTCATAATCATCTACAGTTACCCAATTATTTGTTAAATTTGACCATTGTTTTACGTCTCCAAGTGGATGAAGTTGTTTAAAATCTTTATCTGGACTTAAAATTAATATCTTTTCAAAATTAACAAATTTACGTGTTAAAACTCCTATAATATCATCAGCTTCAGCTCCAGGACTTGTTATACACTTCCAAGGTGTATAATCATTTAAAACCTGTGCTAGCACGTTTAAATGCTTAAAAACTTCATTATAATCAATTTCAGATTCTTCACGAATTTTAACTCGACTGAATTTATATTCAGGATAAAATTCTTTTCTCCAATATTTTTTAGAATGATCATCCATACAGATTATTATATTTCCATAATCTCTTGAATAAACTTTATTAACTTCAAAAATTTCATTTAGAATTCTGAAAATTGTAACACCTATAAATTCATCAGTTTTAAATTTTCCATTTTGTTTATGTGGTTTAACATGTTTTATTGAAGTATGTAAGCATCGATGAAGGAGTGAACTAAAATCATATAAAATCATTTAATTTCCTAATTTAGTAGTCCTGGAAAATTTTAAATCTTTAAATATTAAATCTTTAAATATTAAATCTTTAAATATTAAAATTTAAAATTCACCAGGTTAATTTTATTTTTTATTTAGTTAAACCAGCAATAAGACTATCGAGATCATCGGCTGCTGGAGCTGTTTGAGTTGTAGTATTCGGTGTTACACCAACGGTTGGAGTAACGTCAAATGGAACATCTGCGTTAGTTGGAATTGTCGGTGTTACATTTGGAATACTCGGAGTTTTTGAAACTTCGTTCATAACTGTAGTCGCTACATTAGCTGAAAAATCTGTTAGAACTTCAGTTTTTGCTTCTTTATTTTCTGGACGATAATTATCAATTTCGTCAATTTTTGCTTTAAGTTCTTCATAAGATTTATATGATTCAGGTTTTAGAAACTCATCTAGGTCATAACAATTTTTCTTTATAAAATCTATAGCAGTTTGAGCATCATTAAAAATCGCTCTTGGTTCATCAACTACACCACTAGAATCATAATTTGTAATATTATTTGCACCTTTTCTTGCTACAAGTTTAAAATCATAACCTTGTGCTAGTGGATTAAAAAGTTGTTTTGGTTTTGCACCAAGTGCTATTTCGCTCGGAGCTGGACTTAGAATTGACTGAAGTTTTTGACCCAATGAAAAACTTACGTCAAACAAAAAGACTTTTCCATTATTTTCTGGTTTTTTAGGATCATTAACAACTAGAATATTTGTGTAATATCTTGTAGCACGTGAATATCTTTTTGCATTTTCTTTATCACCTTTTGACCAAAGTTCTGAAAACATATCTTGAGCTGGACATTTTTTTCCAATAGTACTTGGTGATAGTTCATTAAAGAAACGTTTAGAATCATATTTTGATTTAACGTTCATTTTAGTAACTTGAAGTAGTGTTCCCATTTGACCATTTGCTTTCATATTTCCGTCTGGCAAAAATCTAATTAGTGCAGCACCATTACCATCTTTATCTTTTTCAAGAACATAAAATCTTTCATCAGTTTCATAAGATTTTTTCTCGCTAAAAAGATCAGCACCACCAGACATCGCAGCAAAGTCAAAATTTATATTTTCCATTTTCGTATTTTCCTTATATTTTCGTATATTTCGTAATATCTCTTAAACTTTCGTAAAACTTCGTATTTTCTTGTGTATTTAATTATTTAAAATTTCATAAAAATTATTTAAATCATTTATTTCCTTTTTTATTTTATTATATAATAAAATGAATTTAGAATTCAAGGTTCTAAATTCAAATTTTGAAAATTTTTAAAATATTTATTAAAAGATTTCATAAATTCAATATATTGTTTCTTAAACGGTTCTAAATCTTCAATTGGATATTGAATTTTTAGTCTTTTTTCTGTTTCATTAAATAATTTTAATGCTGAAGAAGGATCACGCTCTACAAAATGAAGACTTATTAAAGATAATTCAGGTGGATAATTTTGAAAAATATCTTTAATTCTTAAATATAATTTAGAATTTAAAAATTTATATCCATTTAAACTAAAATGTTTAATAAAATCAATAATACAAAGATAATTTGAAAATTCTGTTTTCCAATTTTTAATATTAACTTTTGAAATATCTAATGTATTTAAAAGTTTTAAAACAGCTTCGTAACCATAATCATAAGTTCCCATATATAAAGAATGAATTATTTTAAGTTTATTTTTTTGAATTTCATCATCTAATTTTTCAATATTTAAACTAAAAATATCTTTATCTTTTATATTAGCATTTAAGAAATTTATTAATTTATCATTTTGATTAACTATATTAAAACTTAAAGATTTTAAACCATCTGTTATTACTAAAGGATAATCTAAATCATAATATAAATCTATTTTATTTTTTTCAAAATTATTTAATAATAAATCATAATTTAATTTATTTTCTTTATAACATTTTATAGCTAATATATATTTTGTTTTTTCTAAACAAGGAAATAAATTACTTTCAGATAAATTATCAAATTCTTTAAATTTTTTAATTATTTCTGAATTATCAGAAGTTGTTAAAATTTCTGACATTAAATTAACTATTTTACAATCGTCATTTGCAAAATGAGAAAATTTTTTAAATTCAAATTTAGTTTCTTCATAAAATTCATTATCAAAAAGAAAAAACATTAAATCTGTTAATTGATTAGTTGTCATTTAAAAATCGTCTCCAAGTGTATTAATAATTTCTTTAACATTTTCAGAAATTTCTTGTGGAATTTCTAATTTTTCATTTTCTGTTTCTAGTCTTTGAAAATCAAAATTTGATTGATCGACTAGCGATTGTGACAAACTTAAAAACAAATAATATGTAAGACCATTATATTGTCTTATTTCCTCTGCAGCTTTAGCTAGATAAAATGCTGAATTTATATATGATTTTTGAATATCAGTTAATTCAGATTCTAATGGAAAATCATTTTCATTTAGTTCAATACCAGTATTATTAAAAATTTCTGATTTATTAATTCCTAAATTAGCAAATTTTTCTCTAGCTGCTTGCTGTTTTTCTTTAAAATCTTTAGTTTCTGAAAATTTTTTTTCATTACAAGATTTATTTGCTACACTATCTCTTTGTTCCATTTTAATCCTTAAAATATTTTAATTTTTCATTTTCATAATTTAACATTAAGAATGAATCAAGAATTTCAAATGTTTTTAAATTTAATTCATCATTATTTGTTATAATTATATTATTATAATCGAAATATCGTAAAATTTCTGATAATATTCTTATTTTATCTAAATCATTATTTATAAATTCATTTTCTAAATTAGAAATTTTATCATTAAAATCAGTTAAATATGTTTCGATTTTTTTAATTTCTTCAAAATTTATTTCAATTTTTGATTTTTTAAAATAATCGAAAAGATAATAATTTTTTGTTTTTAAATAAACTAAAAATTTATCATATAATTCTTTACTTGTCATTATTTTTCTTTTAGTTTATTTATTTAAAACAAATCCTAGATTATATAATGGAAAAATAATTTCATAAAGTTTTGAATCTTTTTCATCAAAAGATTGAATTTTAGTATCAAAAAGTTTATCAGAAATTTCAAATTTTTCAAATGCTTCACGTCTTGACATTCTAAAATTTGAAACTTTTATTTCATTTGAACCTTTTAATTTATATCCCCAATACCACATTATTTTATCATCATTAATATGTATTAAATCAGATTTTAAACAAGATTCATATCTTAGTGTAATTGGATTTCCAAATTTTACAAAACTTTCATCGATTTCTTCAATATCATTTATAAACGAAACATCATTATAAATTTGTTTAAATTCATCACATTTTCTTAAAAACATTTTAATTTCCTTTAAATTCATTAAATAATTGTTTAATTTTATGATTAAATTCATAATTTGGAATATTATAATTTTTGTATAAATCTGAAGTTTTAATAAAAACCATAAATTCTCCAAATTCTTTTGGATTTATAATATCATAATTTAAATTTAAAATCTTTAGAATTTTTTGAGATTTAAATTTTCGTTTCTTAAAATATTCTGTTCGAACTTCTTTTTTAAGAGTTCGTTTAAATTGAACAATTTGTGGAAATTTCTTTAAGTGTTCTTTAAACAAATTCCTAGATTCTTTAAAGTCAGTTTCAAGTTGAGATTCTAAATATTTGTTAAATTTATTAATATTTTCTCGTTTTTTATCACGTGTTCGTTTTTGATTATTATCATTTTCAAGATTATAATAATTTTTATGAAAATATTTTGAACTGCAAACATATTCAAAAATATCTTCAAGATTTTCAAATCCTTCTTTAAACCTTTCTGGATTTAGTCCTAAAAATTCTAAAGCAAAATTCCAATTCCTTGAAATTAATTTTTCACGACGAATATGTGAAACAGTTTTATCAACTTTAAGACCCTGCTCACTAAAAAATTCTTTTATAAACAAACCATCGTGTCCAAATTTAAATCCAAATGAACTTGCTATTCGTCCAATTAAATTTCCTAAATCATTATAACTTAAATAATTATAATTAAATGTTAAAAATTCTGGACTTGTTTTAATAAAATCAAGTTGAAACTTAATATCATTATATTCAAGTGCATAAGATTTTTCATTATGATTTTTAATAATTCCTAAAATATTAAATTTATCTTTAATAATATTTTCAAATTCATCAAAAGTTATAGTTCCTAAAACATCAATATCACCATGAGATTCTTTATTAGTATAAGATTTAATAATATGATATTTTGGATTTTCTAATACTTTACAAATTTCATTATATTCAGATTTTGAAATTCTACGAGTATTAAATTCTTTAGTTGCATTTCCACCCATTTTATAATTTCTCCTTTAATAATTTATAAATTAAAATTGAAATAATAATTAAAAATAAAAATGTATTATTATCCAATTTTAAATCTTTTTATAATTTTTATATGAATTTACTTTATCAAAGTATTCATCACATCTACGTTTAAAATCTTTAAACTCATAATAACCTTTTATTACATCATAAATACAAAAAATTATTAATGAAAACAAAACGAAATAAAGTAAAATTTCTAAAATCATTTTAAAATCCTTTAAATTTTTATATAATATATTATACAATAAAATTGCTTAAAGTTTTATTAAAAATTCAAAAAATTTGAATTTAATCAAAAATTTTGAAATTTCAAATTATGTAGTCCTCAAATTTTTTAACAAATTCTAAATCATTTCCACCAATTTCATTAAAAATATATTTATGTTCTTTATTATTTAAATCTAAATCTAAATCAGATGTTATTGAATTTTTAAGTAATAATTTTAAAAATCTTGAATTTTCTTTATTTTCGATTAAAGAAATATCATATAAATGTTTAAGTTCTTTTTTAGATAATTTTAACAATTTAAGTTTTTTAATTTGTTTTATTAAATTCTTTTTTTCTTTTAATAATTCAAAAAACTCATTTAATTTATTAATATTATCAAAATCAGTTATATCAAAATTTAATTCTTTTTTTAATTTTTCTATTTCTGAGTTATTATATATTATATTAGATATTTCAAAATTATTTTTTTCAGAAATTAAATCATTATTAATAGATTTATTAATTTTAAATTGATTTTTAAGAATATAATCAAAAGTATCTTTACGATTACATTCTAAAATATTCATAAATAAATCTAATTTAATATTTAATTCACCATATGATGATAATTTTCTATCACCAAATTTATTAACAGTAAAGAATTTATCATATTTTTCAGAATTAGAAACATTATTAAAATATTGATTTTTTATAGATTCAAAATCTGTTATTTTATTGATTTTTCTATCCTCAATAAAATAATAAAGTTTTTTATAACTTCTTGTTCGCTTTACCATTTGAATAGATGAAATAATGTCAATAGATTTTGAACATTCATAATGAAAATGTGCTTCTGTTTCATTTATATTAGAAACACCTACTGTTAAAACTGGAGAATATATTAAAACATCCCAATAATCATGATTTTTAAGTTTAAATTTATCATAAATTAATTCTTTTGTTGATTCTAAAGTATCAGCTGTTAAAATTCTAACTTTTTTATTAAGATTTAATAAAAATTCTTGTAATTCATAAATTACTTTATTTGATGTTACTGAAATTGTAATTTTAGCTTCTGGATTATTTAATATTTCATCTTTAATAGAATTAAAAAATAATTCTTTATTTTCGATTTCTAAAACTTCAGATTTATCTTTAAAATTATTAAAAATATGTTTAGTTTTTGAAAAATTTATAATATTTTGTTGATAATTAGATAAAAATGCATCTGAAATTATCATTTTCTTATTATATAGAGATAAAAATTTAAATAAACTTTTAGAATTTATTTTTGCTGGATTTCTTGAATGTAACATTAATGAATAAAATTCATCAAAAATAACTACGTCAAAATTTTCCATTCCAAAATGATGAAGTGAGTCAAATTGACAAATTAAAGAATCTCCACGTTTATAATCATTATCTAAATATAATTTTAATTCATTAAATTTTGCTTTTAATTCTCTAGCTATAGAAATTCTTGGTGTAACAATTAAAATTCTTTTTTCTAAATCGTGAAATTTATCTATAATTTGTTTAATATTTTTAGATTTTCCAGTTCCCATTGGAGAACAAATCGTTATATTTTGTTTATTAAAAAAAAATTTATCTGTTATATTAGAATTCTCAGTTAAAAATTTTGAATTAATTGTATTATTACATTTTACTAATGAAAAATCATTATCATTTAGTTTATAATGAAATGATCTTGCTACTATTTTAAAAATATTTAATGATTTAGTCGAGTTTTTATGGTTCATAATACTCGGATTATTTAAATAAAGAAAATACTCATCATTATCTTTTATATATTTTCTTATTTCATTTTCTTCAGATTCTAAATAAAATCCAAGTGCTTTATAAACTTCAAAACATCTTTCTGAAAAAGTATTTGTTTTAAATTTAACAGAAACTTCTGGCATAATATAAAAATCTGAAACTTTTCCTAGAATTTTTGGATAAACTTTTCCAGAATTTTGAAAAATAACTTTATAATTAAATAATTTTGTTTTATAATCTTTACTAAGAATATTTTTAAATTCTGTAAATTCTTTTAAATCAGATTTTATTTTTTCAAAAGTAACTTTAAGTTCTTTTAAATTAGATTGTTCAATCTCAATTAAACCAGCATAAATTTCATCTCTATTTGCTATAACAGTATTATAATTTTTAAAATATTCTAAAGTTGATTTTAAATCAGTTGTAGTAAATTTAAATAAAATATAATTTAATTTATCTGAAATTTTAAGTTCAATATCACTAGAATAATCATAAGGAATATTTAAACATTTATTATTAATATAATAATTTAATGTTTCTTTTAAATTTATAATATTTTTAGTTTCATAAGTATGAACATATTCATATAAAAGTCTTGCTTTTGGTTTTATTTCATTATAAATCGTAACTTTAAACATATATTTTTACCATTTTTATTTTTATTTTACTTAAAAAGTTATTTAAATTTCAAAATTCAATTATTAAAAATTCAAAAATTTTAATTATTAAAAATTAAACATTAAAACTTTGAATTTTTGGAGCAAAATATGAACCATTTTCAAAATATGGTGTCATAGAATATTTTTTTAAAAAATCTTTATGATTAAAAACTTCATAATTTAAATTAAGTTCAGCTTGTATTAATGTTCCGCTAGATAAAATATCATCTAAATTTACAAAATTTCTTACATAAGAATTATTTGTTAAACCAATTCTATAACGATTATTAAAATATTTTCCAAAATAATAGATTTTTCCAAGTTTTTTGGATAATTCTAATGCGTGATCTTTAGATTTAATATCAATAAAATAAACTGTACTATCTTTAAAATCATTATAAGCATCATTATATGCTAATTGAATGGCAGATTTTCCTACGTGAGAATTTCGTCTTGTTAAAGATTGAACATCCTTAGATGTTAATTCTTTCACTTTAGAAACTAAGAATAATTTTTGGTTTTTAGTTACTAAATCATATTTTATTATAAATGGATCAGATTCTGTTTCGAGATAAAATTGATAGTTTTTAGTATTAATAAATTCATTAAAATTTATTGAACGTTCTTTTAAAGTATTAATAAAATCATTATATTGATTTATATCATAATATTTGTCTGTAGAATAAATCATAAAATCTCTTTTTTAATATTTACTTTTTAAATATTCAAGAAATTTGAAAAATTTCAAACATTCAAATATTTAAAGGTTTGAATATTTGAAAAATTCAAATTTCTGAATTTTTTAAAGATTTGAATTACTTACTTAAACAAGCAATACAAATCGTAAATATTTCTGTTTTAAAAAGAACTCTATATTGATTTTTTTCAGCATTATAATGAACTTTTATATCATAATCTGTCATTGGTAATTTATTAAAGTTTTCAGTTGAAATTTGAAAATCATAATCTTTAGTTGAACATTTCAAATAATTTTTTTCAAAAGTATTTGTATTTTGTTCAAATTTATTATACATTGATAATTGTATAGAAACATTTTCATTTTTACTTTCAAATTTAATTGCATTTAAATCATTAAAAATAGCAGAACTTTTTTTAAGTTTAGTTAAATCATTTTTACAAAGTTTAAATTCTGAAACTATTGGGAACTCTTCAATTCTATCAATAAGTGTAGCTGGTTTATCGTTTTGACTCATTAAAACGGGATCAGCACATTTAAAAACAGCATTATCTGATTTTGATTTAATTTTAAGATGATTATTTTCTTTTGTTATTTCATAATCATCAAAAAGATTTAAAAGTGTTATGAGTTTAGACATCTCATAAATTCCAGTTGGTTCAAATTCACTTTCATCTAGTTTTGTTACGTCTATTTTACAAATAATATCGTTAGAATCTGAATTTAACATTGTAACTGGATATTTTAGTAAAACTTTATCTGTTATAGCATTAGTAAAACTTAATATTGACAAAAATTGTTTATTTAACATAATTTTTCCTTTTCTTTTTAATGTTTATAAATTTAATATTATATATTATTAAATATTTTTAAGACCAAATAAATAAAATCCTATAGCATTATAAAATTCCCAAGCACTAAATGGAGTTTTTATAAATCCATCGTTTGTAGATTTAAATAATGTACTTCCACCGCCACAAAGAAATATAAAATCACATTTATCTATAAATTCAGGATAAGTACTATCAACTACTTTTAAAAGATTTTTAAGAAATTCATCTTTAATTTCTTTTATTTCAGTTTCATAAGAATGAGTTATTCCGCGTAATTTATATTTTCCAGAATCTAAAATATCCTTTGCTTCTTGTAAAGTTATTTGTCTTGAATGTTTTTCATAAATAAGTTTAGCTATTTTTTGTGCTATAAGCATAACACCAGAATTTTCAAGTGCATTAAACAAGTTTGGATCTGTTTTACCATTATTTACCATTAAAGTATCAATAGTATTAAAACCAATATCACAAAGAATGTAATTTGTACTTCCTAAAAATTCTTTTTGTTCATTTGGAAAATTTGAACCATACTTATCTACTGCTAATTTTGCTCCAGCACCTTGTGGTAACACAAGAATTTTATAATTATATTCTTTATTATCTATAATAAAATTTGATAATCTTTCTTCAAAATAACCAGAATTTTGAATATGAGCGATACTTAAACCAACTACAATTAAATCTGGATTTTCAATTTTAGCAATATCTAAAGAATGTTGAAGTAATAGCGGTCCAAAATATTCAAGATTTTTATAATCGTTAATTTGAATTAAATTATTAGATGGTAAATGTTTAGCATTTTCACCAACCATATAAAAATTTTCATCAAAACCTTTTATATTATCATTTTCTACGTTATCAAGTTTTTTGGTAATTCCTACCATAGTTGGAAATTTAAACTTTTGAGAAACTTCACCAAATTCATTTCCAACTATAACTTTGCAAAAACCAAAACCTATATCTATTCCAAGAATTGTCATATTTTACCTCACATTAGTTTTATAATAATCATATATTTGACTCATTTGAGAATTAATAAATTCTTTTACTTCGTCTTCACCAAAAGCATCTAAAACTTCTGACATTTTAAGAATTGACCAAATTTCTTTAAAAAATTTTGTTTGAAGTTCCATAAAATCATTCATTAATTTTTCTTCATTCATTTCGTTCATTTTATCTAAATTCCTATTTATTTTTCAAAAATATAAACATAATTATCAGAAATATGATCAGCTAAAATATTATAATTTGACAATATATATTCTAATTTTTCGAGATTATCAAAATCTTTAGGACAATTAAAGTCTTTTATTAAATCCAAATAATTATTATATTCTTTAAATTTTGGTATTTTACCAGTTTTTAAATAATAATTATAAACTAATTGTAATGAAAATAAAGATTTATATTCATTTTCATGATTTTTTATAAAATCATCTAAAGTTTTTTTCATAAATTTATCCTTAAATTATTTTCTTTAATAAAATTTTTAGTTTCATAAAACATATTTACAATTCTTTGATAACTAAAATCTAAATCTCTCAAACAAACATCTTCAAATACAAATGGTCGTCCATTAACTCTTGAAAAACTTTTTCCATCTTTAGAAAACATAGGTTTTCCTAAAATTAATTCATCACCAAATTTTTTAATTAAATTATTTTTTTCATCATAAATATCTTTTGTATATATTAAAATATATTTTCTAGATTTTTTAGAAAATGTAATACATTCTTGATTAAAATATTTTCCAAGTTCTTTTAAATCATTTTTAAGTGTATTTTTATCATTTATATCTATAACAATAAAAGATTCTTCTTTATGTTTTTCGCCATCTTCA